GCTTCAGCACCACCTACAAAGTTGTAGAATTCACGGAAGCCAGCACCATACTGTCCAATGTCAGAGAAACGCTCACCATATTCACCACGAGCAGAACCCTTACGGAACATCTTAGTTCCAGGAGCTAAGTATTTAGCTTCTAAAGCTGCACCGTTGCTGTTGTTTACTAACTGTACAGTGTAGATGAAACCATCACCAGTTGGAAGAATATCATCAGCAGTGATGTACAATTCCAAACCATTGTACTTGTCATAAGTGATAATATCACCATGTCCAAATACACGCTTGTTAATTTTAATTTGGAAGGTAGTACCATCAACACCTAAAGAAGGATAAACTTCTTCATTTGCATACAAGTCAGTTACAATGTAAGGAAGATCCTGAGCTACAGGAACTGACCATTTGTACTCACCACGTGCATTGTCTACGTTAATGATGTTTTTACCTCCAAAGCTGGAGAATTGATACAAAGGCATTTCTACCTTTTGTGACATAGCCCAAATATCTACAGGACCCAAATCCATGGGTTCAGCAGACTTAAGCATGTTTACTAAGTGGTATGAATCCACGTGAGAACTAGCTTGGTAGCTGGTATCACGAAGGAATATACCATTGTTTAAAACTGGAGTTGCCATAATTTATTTATTGTTTAAATTGTGTTTTTTTTAAAATCTTTTAAATATGTTTGTTTGTCTAGGAATCTTTCTGCTAGATTTTTGTTCCTCTTTTTCTTCAGGAACACTAGAAGAAATCTTCTTAGCTTGTTCTGTTTTTAATTGTCTTACTGTATTCTCTACAGCCTTGTTTTTACCTTGCTCCATGATCTTAGATCTGTAACTTTCTGGATCAGAAAGTAACCATAAAGCTTCAGCTACAAGAGAGTAGTTAGGCTCTACAAACTGATGCTTCTCTAAAAGATGTCCTAACAAGTTAGTATTTCTTCCAGAGATTGATGGATAAGCAGGTTGTACAAGACCAGCATATAACATATTCTGAGTCTTCTTATCTAACTTTAATCCATTCAATTCACCAGGTTGAAGTGCTTTGTATACGTTGTCCATATATGCAGCAGCTGCATGTTCTTGCTGTTGCTTCATTGATTCTTGTTCAGCAAGTTTTTGTGCAAGGATCTGCTCCTGCATTTTTTCTAACTTTGGTTTAAACTTGTTTGCTTGTTGCTCAAGTTTACCAAGATCTTTCCAGCTATTGATTTCTTCATCAATATCCTCATCTGTTCCAAATCCTGTAGCTAACAAGTAGGATCTTACAATACCTTCCTGATCCATCTCATCTGTAGGATCAAGGGCATTCACTGTTTCCACTTGAGCTAAGGCATAGAACAAACCTTTTAAATCTTGACCACCATCTGCTACATATTTTGCAGCCACTTGAAGTTCTTCAGGTAAAGCTTCAAAAAACTCTTTAGGAGTTGATTGCTTAATCTTGTTTTCTCTCTCTTCAAAGTTAGCCTGTAGAAGTTCTTTCCAGTCATTCATACTGTAATCTTCTAAAGACTTGTCATCCTCAAATGGTATAATTAATTCATCTTCAATTAATTTATTAAAGATTTCAACCATTCCACTCTTGTCAACTTTTGGTCTTCCTTTTGAACTAGAAGTTTCTTCTTCCTCTTCTTCAGGTATACCTAGAATGTCATCTACAATTTGTTTAGCAGCATCAGGTGTAACCTGTTTAGATGTGCCTTCTTCCTCTTCAGTCTTGTCTAAGAACGTAAGATCAGTTTTAGGTGATGAAAACACCGTTGGTTTTTTTTCTTCCTGTGGTAGAACAATACTGTCTGCCCCAGGTGCTCCACCAAAGATATCATCAATGTTGATATCAACTTGGCTTACGCTGGTTTTAGTTTCACTCATATAATTGTTGGTTTTGGTTTCAAATAAAATATAATATATAAACTTTAAAAATTTGAGAATATAAAGGCATTTTTAGTAATATAACGCTATTACTTTTTATTATCCTTTATATCATACTTATTTTTATTAGTTCGGGCTATTTCCAACTCTTTATTGGCAATATCTCTTTGAGTGGCAAGCTTCTCTCTTTCTATAGCTGTACGCTCATTATTCATGGTCTCTCTAATACCTAGATCTTTATTTTTTAAATCCATTTGTTGCTGGAATTCATTAGATCTGCGTATCTCTTTTATAGCATCTTGATAATCAGAGACCATGTTCTTGTTAATATCAACACCAGAACCATATCCAGCAGCTTTAATCTCAGCAACTAACAAATCTTTCTGTCTGTCCTTCTCAGCTTCTGCAGCATCAAATTCCATCTTCATTCTTTGTTCTTCAACTCTAGCATTGATTTGCTGTTCTTGCATAGCTTGTTGCTGCTGCATTTCTTGCTGACGTATAGTCTGTTGCTTCTCTTCAGCAGATTTCAAGATATGTGTTACCTCTGCAATAGACTCAGACTTAATGATATTACCTAAATCATAGATACTAGCACCAGCTGTGTTGTTTGTAATAGCCAATTGTTTTAATTGCTCTAATACAGCTCTATGGTTTGTCTTTGTAGTGCAGAAAATATTAAAATCTCTAAGCAATAGATCAGTACCGTTTATCTGGAAGTTAACCTTCTCATCACGTGTAGTAACATACTGCAATCTTATAGAAGGTTTATTACTCTGATAATATTGTGCCAAATCTGTACGCATTTGATGTACTCTTGGCATTAGATAATCACAGTGATTTATAAAGTATGTTTCTGTCTGTGCATATGAATTAGACACTGCTATCCTTACACCGGTAGCTGTTGCTTGTTCAACTTGCTCTCCAAGACGCTGAGGTGTAATACCTATCACTTCAAAAGCCTGCTGTTTAAAATACTGGGCTAATTGAATTCTTGATAACAAACGCTGAGTCTGCTCCAGGTTCAACACCTGATAGTGCTGGAAGTTAAGAGCATTCTCTGTGTTAGTAATAGATGTATCCAATGGTAACATCTGGAAGTTCTTCATTGCTACATATGCTTTAGCAAGATTGTTTTTACCCCAATCTTCCCCTAATGAATGTCTTGGCAATGCATTCTGATCCAGCATGATAACAGTTCCTAGTTCATCCACTAGAATATCTGCTATCTGGTTGTTAACAATATTATATCCAATCTGGAAAGGTTTCATTAAATCTACAAGAGATGTAGATCTAGTGTTTCTATCTGAGAATACAGATCCCTCTACAGGTAGTTTACAACCATATAGTGTTGTATCTCCTTTAAATTGGAAAGGTATGCGGCCAGGTCTGTTATTACTCATACCCAAATAGATAGGATTAATACCACCAGCATTGTTATTCATTCCAAAATAACCTGGATAGTTTGGTCCAATCTTTACACCACCCCAAACTTCATTAATCCAAATCCAATCAACATGCTCACCAGCTATAAGATTCTCTTTAGTTTTACGCTTCATTAATCTGGTGTCATATATAGGTTTCATAGTAACCTTGTAGCTTTCATCTACAACATCCTGTATAACCTGTCCATCTTCATCTACCATAGTAAGATGGCCTACTTTACGCTGAGACTTCCAATATATTGTTGAAACCCTCAACATATCTGTATTTTGATAATCAATATAATCCTCTGACTCAGAAAGAATATACTGTACAATATCTTGACCACCTAAACCACCTTGATCCCATACAGACATGTACTGTCTATATTGTAATGATGGCATATTTGTGTTCCACTCATATGATTTAGTTGAATCATAATATGAACCATCATTCTGATATCCCTGAATAGGATATCCAGCTGCTCTTGTAGGATATATAGCCTCTAATGATCTTAATTCTTCATCAGTCATTAGATAACCATACTTGTCTATAATATCAGCCACGGTAAGCATTTCAATCTTACCTACCCAGTTACCCTGGGATATATATCTAACATCTGGAGATTTATGATAGAATGTAAGTAATGGATTCCATAACTCAACTTCATAATCATCCTCAGTCATTCTAAAATGCCAGAACTCTCTATCAGTGATAAGCATATCTCTAAATGCTCTCTCCTCAAGTTCATCCATTCTAAATCTTTCTTCATCTACTCTGAATTGATGCTCTGCCCATTCTTCAAGCATAGATCTGTAATCTTTCTTAAAGAATTGTTCTATCTCAGGTAAAGTTTTTACTTTCTCTATAGATAGAGCTTCCTGTATTTCAGGGTCTTCAGGATTAGCCCCCATTGCAAGCATATTAGCAGCTATCTTAGCTTGAGCTTCAGATACTAATGCTTGTTCTACCATCATCCTCTTCTGTTCTAAAAGCTCATTATAAGATCTTTCATCAACTGTCCTGAATGATACCTTTGTATTTCTTTTAGCAAACTCTGATACTAATACATTAATTACGTTAGGAATAATAGGGTAGAATTTTAATTCCAATGCTGATGCATCCTCTTTTGTAAGAACATCTATTAAATCAGCATACTCCTGATCTTCCTCTACAATATAATCTGTGCGGTCAATAATACCTTTAGCAAGTTTATAGTTTTTAAGCAGTCTTCTAGCATTTCTACGCATCTGCTTCATACCCTGCCATTCTAACCAATCAAGATTCCAGGCAGTCCAGTCATCATCTTTCTCCTCTCTGGGTAAAAACTGTATAGGTTGAGTCAAAGTACTCATCCTATTATACTGTGTTTTTGCTCCGTTTTTGAGCTGAATACCGTTAAATAATTGCATTGTCTGTTACACTTGTATTAGGGTCATTAATAACATCTTTCATACTATATACATTCTCATCTGTCTCATAGCAAAGATAGGAGATAGTTATAGTCATTTTCTTTAAACCTGTAGAAGTTATGTAGTAATTCATTTTACCTTAAGTTTTTAAACCCACTTCTGGGTGGTCTTTTAAGTGATGAAACACTAGAATTTCCAATATGCCTAAAAGCCCCTACTTTTAATTTATATAAATCTTTTGACTTATCCAAACTTTCAGAGTTTACTTCTCTACGTTTTACATACCCTCTGTTTGACTCTTGTATACGTATAAAAGCTATAAGTGCAGTGAAAGCTACAAGTCTATCCACGTTAAGTCCTTCTCTATAAGCTAACATTTCTTTTAATAACATTGGATCCGGTATTCTTGTTACACCATATGTAGTGTGAACTACTGTACCATCCTCTTTTGTCTTTACATCCATCTCTTCTCTCAAGAACTCAATTGCATAAGAGATCATATGTGCTTTAAATAAATTTCCAGTGTTTCTCCAACCATATTCCTGATACACACTTGAATTTGCTCCTAAGTCCTTGAGAAACAACATCTTATCCTTTGTAACAAGGTAGCGTTGTTTTCTCTGAGATATCATATATTGAATAAACAATGACACGTTATTTTCCACAACTGTCTGTGCATTGTACCATTCAATGATCATCTCTAATCTTTCATGTGTTTTTTTGATATCATCAAATCTACCACACCAAGCTGCTATAATCTTACCTTGTTCTACATAAGTTTTCTGCTCTCCACCCTCTTCCTGCAATACTTCAATAGTAGATTTATATACATAAATAGAGCAAAGAGAATCAGAGGTAGTGGTCTTACCTTCTCCCACTGGGTCAATAGAAGCGTAATACATACCAAAACTAGGGTCTTTGACAGGTCTTTCCCAAACAACAAGAGAGCCTGTTTTGTCCTCTGTTTTTTTAGAGATTGGGAATTCTGAGATTGGCAACTTACTTGATTCTTTTGCCGTAATTTTTCCATGTTCATCTTTGTATAATTCTAAGAGTTCATATGCATATTCTTTATCCTCTATCCTTTTCAACTGTGATTGCACTAGATGTATAGGAAATATAGACTCCCTTCTAAATGCAAATCCCTCTTCTATATTTGTTGGTTTCTGAGATATACGCAGTTGGTATTTATCTGGTTCTAGATCTTTCTTCCATTTTAATCTCTCTTCTTTAATAGCTTCTAAAGCTTCTGGTACTTGTGAATTACCATAATCATCTATATATGGAGGCATAGACCATTGTTCAGGAATAAATAATCCTGATAACCCTATAGTGTTGTTCTTATCTAAAAGATCTGTCTCTACGGCATAGATATCATTTTCCTGTGGATTAAGGATAAAATTCTTTAAGGGTTCACATTGATCTAGATCACCCACAGATCCTGCCGCTATAAACAAACCAGTGGTAATCATCCCTGATTGCATAGCAGGTCTTAAATATTCATATGTCTCCCCCATCTTAGGGGCAATACCTGCTTCCTCATGAAAAAAGAATTTACATGGACCCCCTACACCCGCTGTTGCTGATTTCTCAAATGACAATCCTTGTAGTGTACCTTTCAATCCTACATCCTGTTTTCTATTCCCTTTTCTAACCTCAATCTTTTGCTGCCATAATAGCACCTTATCTGGATTCATAGGTCTGTACCATGCAGTGTGTCCATTTAAGAAGTTGGCATATTCATCTAGAAACTTCCAGGTTCCTTTATCATTAATATAATCTTTAAGACTTGCCCCAATCTTTAATGTCACCCCTTCATCAAACCATATAGAATTTATTAATTTTCCAGCATGAAAGTATGATGAAGCTATCTGCCGTTTTTTAAATATAGCGGCATGCTTATAATACAACTCAGCAAGTATTTCATATAGGGCCATATGATACTGTGCATCCCTAACTTTAGCAAATCCAAATTTATTCTCTTCTTTGTCAAAGATTGGGAGGAAGTTAAGCCACATATAATAATCTCTTGTAAGATACCATACATTCTTACCATCCTTAAACAACACACCTTTTGTACAGTATTCTTTCTGTCTATCCCAGTAAGCTATGAAGTCTTTAGATTTAAACGGGGCATCACAATAATACCCCTGTTTATTAAATATTCTAGCTTGTTCATTAAATAGGAGAGATGTCTCATTAAAATTATACTGACCTGGCTCTTTAAATAATGTATGTACATACTCTCTCCATTCATTCCTGTTAGAGAACTCCGTGTATGTATATTCACCTTTATCCCAGGTTGGTATAATTATCTCACTCATTAATTAGATTCTTTGCTTTTTCTGGATTACCTTCTCCCTTCATAATCATAAACAAAAGGGTGTCAATTGTAGGACTAGTGATAAGGGATTTGCATTCTCCACCTGTCCCAAAATAAGCTTCTTTATCATCCCTTAAAAAAGCTGACCATCTGTTGGTGTAA